GCTTCAATGAAATGCCTGTCATCGTGCCACGCTGGGAGAAGATTCCAGACACGGACTACGCGCGCGGCCCGGTAAGTGCGGTGCTGCCTGATATCAAGTCACTGAACAAGATCAACGAGAACGTCTTGCTCAACATGGACATGCACATCACTGGCATGTTCAAGATCAAAGACGATGGAACGATCAACCCGAACACCATCAAGTTCGGGGCACGCCGTGTCTTCCCTGTAAACAACATGGAGGACATTCAGCCGTTGAAGGCTGGGGGCGATATCAACTTCGCCACTGAGCAGATTTCAAGACTAGAAGCCAGCATTCGTAGTGGACTACTTGCGGATCAGCTTGGGCCTACCGAGAAGGCGATCAGCACAGCAACTGAAGTTCACACGCGCAATGCCAGCGTGAGACAGATTCTTGGCCCGATCTTCGCCCGCTTGCAGTCTGAACTCACTACGCACCTCGTCACTCGCTGCTTTGGCTTGGCGGCAAGAGCGAACCTGCTTGCACCTATGCCGGACTCCTTGATTGACGCACTGCGTTCTGGCACCCAAGAGCTTGAGATTGGCTACAGCAGCCCGCTCGCACGCGCACAGAAGGCTCAGGAACTACAAGCTGTTGAGGACGTGACTAAGAGGGTTCTAGAGCTTTCGACTGTAAAGCCCGAAGTGCTGGACTTCTTGAACCTCGACAAGGTGGCACAGAAGTTCGGGGACCTAGTGGGCATCGACCCTGGTTTGATGAACGACGAATCGGCTGTCAAAAAGATCCGTCTGCAGCGCCAAAAGCAGCAGGAAGCAGGGGCGGCCGCGCAGGCTCAACTAGCCATCCAGCAAGCACAAGCTGCGCAGCCAGTGCCCGAAGCAACGATGTAGCCTCGGATGCGTCGCATCTCCCGGTGATTTCGATAAATAGAAGTCAACAACAAAGGAGATGCCCGCATGCCGGACAACATCGAAAGACAAAAACTCCCCTACCTCTACCACGACGTGTTCAACAAGAACGCTGCAGGCATTGCCGTGCTTGATCACCTGTGGTCGCAGTTCATGGATCAACCCGCAAGACACCCACTTGATGCGCTCAATCTAGCGTACCGAGAGGGACAGCGATCGGTCATCACCTTCATACAACTGCAACGCGATCGCCTAGAACGCGAAGCACAACAACAAGAAGGAAATGAAGAATGAGCGATCAAGCAACCACACCAGAAACCAGTGCCCCAGCAGAGGACACGAGCGTTGACACCACCTCAGCGCCTGCGCAAGAGAACGCAGCCAAGGACGCCGCTGCACCAGAAGCTCCGAAGACTGAAGCGAAGCCTGACAAGGACTCCATGGCCAAGTTCCGAAACGCGGATGGGTCACTCAACGCAGAACGGTTAGCGAAGAGCTACGAGAACCTAGAGAAGCGGTTTGGCAGCAAGCCCAACATTCCAGCAGCATCGGCAGAAGAGTACGAGTGGCAGGCTCCTGAAAACGGCGTTGAACTCGACGATGAAGGCCTAGCAGCATTCAAGACCGAAGCCCTTGAGCAGGGATTCACCACAAAGCAATACCAGTTCCTCATGAATCGCTACAACGACGTTGTTGTAGGCATCAGAGACGCTGGGCCGACCGCTGACAAGGCTGAAAAGGTGCTCAAAGCTGAATGGGGTAACGCCTACGCGCAGCAGCTCAAGAACGCTTCGACGGGCTTTGACGTGTTCGCGCCGTCAGATGCCAACCGCGACGATCCGGTATGGAATCACCCAGCAGTGCTGAAGCTCCTTGCACGCATAGGTTCAGAGGTCACTGAAGACAGCATCGAACCCAAGGGCAACGCAGCAGGAGGGGGAGGCGAAAGCGTGCAGGCTCAAATCGATGCACTTCGTGGCAGCGCCGACTACTGGAAGCCAGAGAACCAGGCCAAGGTACTCAAACTCTACGAGAAGCTGTCTAAATGAAAGCTCCTCAAGATACTTCCAAGTCCGACATTGAGCTAGCAGTAGACGAAGGCGAGCGACGCTACGTAGAGCGCGTCATGAATGCCTACAGTGAGATCGGCTCCATCACCCGCACTGCTCAGCTCATGCGATTGAGCGCAGAGGATGTGAAAGCCGTTGTGGAGGCGCATTCATGAGCAAGCGCACTCCAATTCGCAACGTGCACACAGGTGACTGGCTCAAGTCCAAAGCACCTACCGACGACTACCGAGAAGGATGGGACCGCATCTTCGGGCAGAAGCCACTCCAAGAGAGACAGCGGCCATCACCCGGACCAAACATACCCACCAAACCGACGTAACCAACAAAGCGCCTTTTCAGGCGCTTTTTTTGTGCCTTTGATAAATATTTTCTGAAGTTCAGGCAGACCCCGGACAAGTCGTCAGACCCCACTCAGTTTGCACCTGATATCAGGCCCTCCGTTCGAGAGACAAGCACCAAGAAAGGATTTCAAAACAACAAAAAGACCCGGGGAGGGAACAAAAAAATGTCCGCATCACTAACAGCAGCATTTAACAAGAAGTATTCAGACGATGTAACTCACCTAGCATCACAAAAGCAGTCCAAGTTCATGGACAACGTCCGCGTTCATCGCGGCGTCGAAGGAAGCACATATGACTTCCACAAGATGGCAGGCCTAGCGGCTGCCACACGCGCGTCCGGTTCATCCGCAGAAGTTACAGGACTCGACGCAACATCTACAGTGGCAACAGCAACGCTAGCCGACTTCGAAGTGCCGATCTACGCACAGAAGTTCGACATGCTCAAGACCAACATTGATGCCATCAAGGAGTATCAGGTCGAGACAGTAGCAGCCATGAACCGCAAGCTCGATGACGTGATCATCGCAGCCATGGCGGCTGGCGCAACAACAACTCTCGCGACTACAGCTGGTGGTCTCACATACGCCAAGCTCCTTGAAGCAGCCACATTCTTCAATACAAACGACGTTGACGAAGAAGACCGCATCTTCGCGGTGTCGGCCAAGGGCTTGTCTGAGGCACTGAACATTACACAGCTGACTTCGAGCGACTACGTTCAGATTCAGTCAATCATGTCTGGCAAGGTTGGTTCTGCCCTTGGCATGAAGTGGGTGCTCAGTACACGTCTTCCATTGGCAACATTGGCGCGTACCTGCTTCGCTTACAACAAGAAGGCAGTGGGCTTAGCTGTCGGAAAGGACCTCTCAACAGAGATCAACTACGTCCCGACTCGCGTGAGCACATTGATCAACACAATCGCGTCCGCTGGCGCAGTTGTTATTGATCCCTTGCAAATCGCCAAGATGACAACAAACGAGTAAGCACAGCTACTCAAGAAAAGGCTCCTTCGGGAGCCTTTTTTGTTTGTGCAGCGATACGCCTCTCCCCCTGGTTCTCGATAAATACAAAAACGAAACAGGAGGGACGAGAAATCGCATCACAAGTCCAAATCATAAATTTAGCCCTTGGAAGACTGGGAGCGAATGAAATCACGTCGCTCGTTGAGAACACCGCGGAGCAGCGCTTAGCAGTCAACGCATGGGACATTGCGCGCCGCGCTTGCCTACGCGATCACACATGGAACTTCGCCACAACGGATGTAGAGCTGAACAAGATTGAGAGCTACACGTCATTCGAATACTCCTACGCCTACCAGCTCCCATCAAACAACATTCGGCTCCTCCAGGTCTACGGAAACCCCGTCTACAAGGTCCAAGGGCGCAAGGTTTTAACAAACCAGCCGACTTGCAAGATCAAGTACATCGCGGACGCAACGGACACGTCTGAGTGGGACGCCTCGTTCACAGACCTTGTCGCGCAACGCCTCGCAGCAGACATGGCGTTCGCACTGACCAAGTCGCAGTCAACTGCTGACTCAAATTACTCGATCTATACGCAGAAGCTGAGAACAGCAAAGCACGTTGACTCCACTGAGGACGTGCAAGACATGCTGGGCGGAAGCGAGTCCATCTACATCGGCGCTAGGGGCTGAGCATGCCCAAGTTAACGCGCTTTCAAACCTCATTTGAGTTCGGCGAAATCTCCCCTCGCCTACAAGCCCGCGTAGACCTAGCCGCCTACGGCAAGGCTACAAAGACGATGGACAACTGCTACGCCTTCATCCACGGCGGAGCCACCAAGCGAAGAGGAACGCTGTTCATAGGTCCCTTGTTCAACGAAGCCCAAGCAGGCCGCTTCATCCCCTTCGTGTACAGCAACACCAGAACTTTCATGCTGGTGTTCAACGGTGGCAAGTTGGAATTTCTAAGGCAACAGCAGTTCGTTGAGGCATCACCAGGGATTCGCTACCAGCTGACCGTGCCTTACACAGAGGCTGAGCTGCCATATGTGCAGTACGCGCAGTCCGGCAACACGATGTACCTCGTTCACCCGAACCACAAACCCAAGCTGCTACAACGCATCACAGACGCGAACTGGACGCTAACCGACATTCCGTTCACCTACAACGCTGTTAGCGATGTGACATTCTCGAATGCGTTCATCACGTTCAAGGTGATCAACGGAAGCAACAAGTTCAACGTCGGCGACAAGTTCGTCATCACCACCACAGCGGGCGCAATCACTTCCATTGTTGGTCCGACTTTAGGTGGTGGAACGCCAGCGGCAAACGGCCAAATATCGGGCGTGGCCTCAATGCCTGGATCAACAACTACTGAGACTTGGACGATCACATGTACGCAGCGCACTGACGCTCGTCAAGAATGGTCTGTCGTTGGCTCAGTGTCGGGGTCACCAGCCGCCTACTGGAAGACTGGCAACTACCCACAGACAGTCTCGTTCTTTGAACAGCGCTTGTTCTTCGGTGGCTCAACACAGTTCCCGCAACACATATGGGGTTCGGGCGCAGGCGACTACCTGAATTTCACTGTGGGCAATCGTGACAACGACGGCGTCATAGTGCAGATCGCGGGCAACGACTACAACGCGCTCACTCACCTCGTTTCTGCGCGAAGCTTGATGCCGCTGACGAGTTCGACCGAGTTCAGCATGTCCGGTCCATCGAACTACGCGATCTCGGGTATCAGCTCCAACATCATCAAAGACCACACACGCAACGGCTCCAACCACGTCAAGCCACTTCGCATCGGAAAAGAGGTTGTGTTCCTACAGCGTGACGCCAAGAAGGTGCGCGCGATCAGCTACTCCGTAACCGAAGACGCGAACATCGCTCCCGACATCACGCTATTTGCAGAGCACCTCACGCGCAAGGCCAAGTTCACGGACATGGCGTTTGCGGCTGATCCTGACTACATAGCGTGGTTTGTGCGTGCAG